AGGCCGAGCTTTTCCGTCTTCGCGGGCCCGAGCTCGAAGGTGCTGTTCCAGGTTATTGAGAATGCCATCTTATCCCTCCACCGAGAGTTTCAGTTGTCCCTGCTGGAGCGTATCCTGAAGGTTATCTTCAGTCCGCTTTCGCTTCAAGAAGTCTACGAGATCGCGCTTCGCCGAATAGGCGTCGCTCGACTCCTGCTTGCGGCGCATTCCCCACCAGACGAGCCAAAGGTAGATGGCCTGGTGAAAGTGCGGCGGGAGCTCGGACTCAGCCGAGTCCGGGTCTTCAATGTAGGAGATCGGCCGCGGCCCGCGGAAGAACCGAATGAGGTACGATCGCACGGAGTCGGGCCAGGTATCGAAGCGGAAGCCACCCGAGAGCTTGTAGGCTTCGGTCGGCGTGCCTTGAGCGGGGGTCTCCCCGAGTTTCGCGTCGTACTTGCCGGAGAACTCCACGGGCACAGACGAGACGGAGTCGTAGATTTCGATGACGTCAAGAGGGCGGCCGTTGCCGAAGTCCCAGGGGATGCCGTTCATGGCGACGGGCGGCGCGGCGAAGTCGACGTTGACGAAGCGGTATTCGCGCTTCGAGAGCGTCGCAACTCCGGCAGCGAGGGCCCCAACCGAGGCGACGACGAGGTAGTTCACGCCAGCGCTCGTGTAGGAACGCATGACGAGAGCGGCCGTCGAGGTCGCAGTCTGGTAGAGCAGGCGCCCTTTATAGAAGTCGGTCACGGCCGAAACCGTTCCCGTAGAGGTCCAGGAAATGATGTTGCCGACGATACCAGCGATGGCCATCGCTTCGACGGCCGAGTCAACCGAGGTGGTCTCCTCGAGGAACCGAAAGCGGAGCTGGTGGTTGTCTTCGAACTTCCAGGTAGCGACGTCGAGCGCGGCTTCGTTGAAGGCATCGACGAGCTCGCACCACGCCTGAAAATAATCGGAGTTGCCGACGGGATCCTGGTCGGGATCGTCGCGATCGGTCACGTAGTATTGTAAATCGGAGGGCTCACCAATGGCGATGAAGGCGCTCCGAATGGTCTGCAAAAGCGTCATCGAGTTCGCGCCTCCTCAGCGCACTTATTTCGATTGCAATAGTAGAGGCCTTTCACCCGAGACATCTCCGACTTCGGGAAGGACATCGCGCAGAGCGGGCAGATGGCCCAGGAGGAATCGGCAACGCGGTTCGTTCCCGCGTTCGGGACGAAGACGGTTAGGTTCTTGTAGCCGGGATCGGGGTCGTTTGCAGTGAGTTTCCAGACGATTTCTTCAGGGGTTGGATCGTGGTCCAGCGTCGTGAGCACGTAGGCGTAGTACAGCGGACCCTCGTGAGCGCGCGATATCTGAACTTCGCTGACTTCATATTGCTGACCCATCGTACCCTCTTAAAAAAAGCGGGGGCCATGGAGACCCCCGCCTGTTGAAGGTTTCTCGATCAGCTCGCGCCGGCCGAGCCGTAGACGCCCTTGTAGTCGCCCCAGCCGGTGCTGAAGCGCATGGTCGTCTTGTACATCTTGGTCTCGGTGTTGAAATCGTCCGCGGACTCGATGGACGGCTTCCGCTTCCACAGGAACCTCACGTCGATCTCCTTCGTGGTCAGGAACCACGAGTTCGCGTCGGTGAGGTAATGGCAGACGAAGGGGGTCCAGTCGGGGACCTGGCCGTTGGCGGGGTTCAAGAAGTTCTTGATGCCGTCAGCGGAAAGCCCAGGAGCAACCTGCGCGTTCGAGTTGATCTGGCCGGTGTTCCAGTTCGAGTAGGCCCACACGCGCGCGAGGGAGGTCTTGAGACCGAAGGCGAGCTCGCGAAGCGACGGACCAACGATGAGCTTGTCCGGGGTCAGCATGAGCTTCATTCCGGCCTCGTCGACGAGCCCGTCCACGTACTGGAAGGCCGCTTCGAGAGAGGTCTGGGAGAGGTCGGCCGACACGTTGTTGTCGATGGTGGTCACGGACTTCAGAGTGACGTGGGAGTCATTGAAGACCGAGAGTGCGTCCCAGGACAGCGCGGTGGAGAAACCGAGATTGAAGTTGTTCCAGAACGCCGTTTCCGCGCAGTAGACCGCGGAACGCGCGAGGGACTTGGCGGAATCGACGGCCTTGCCGAAGAGGTTGTCCTCGATCATCTCCTTCGTTACGGCGAAGCCGCGGCCGAACTTGACGGTCGTCCACGTCTTCTTGTGGCCCTCGACCGGGGTGTCGAACGGGATCGGCGAGTTCTCGCCCATCGAGACGAGCCCACCCAGCGGGGAGATCTCAGCCTCGGAGAACGAAGCGCCATCGCCGAAGTCCTTGATCTGCGCGACCTTGTCGTACTCGGTGGGCTTGAAGGAGTACTCTCCCGCCCACATTTTCTTGATCGTGCGGTCCAGTTGATACGGGAACGCACCCTTGTTCATGGGAATTGCCATGTTTGCGTCCTCCTATCAGAATGCGCACGCGCTCTGGACGAAATGCACGAGATACTGCTTGCTCGCAGCCGCTCCGTACATCGCCACGGTTCGAACGCGCCCACCAGAAACGGTCGGCGTTCCAGTCTCGATCTTGCCCGCGTTGGTCATCACGAACGTTTCGGGGATGTTCGCCACGGCGGAGTTCGCGTTCGAATCCGCAACGAAGGTCATGCCCGGAAGCGGCCTGAGGACCTGGACAGTCTCGTTGACATTCGCCGTATGGATCGCAACGCCGACGGTTTTAAGCGCCGAGTTGGGATCCGCCGGCGCGGGATCGCACTTGTAGTTTGCTCCCGCGGTCTCTACCACGATGTCGCCTTTGTTTATGGTCGCATTGGCGAGGTAGGGATAGAGAGGCAGCGAAGTGCCGTACGGGTTGCTAAACAGCGTAACGGCCATAGTTCCTCCTACTTAGGAAGGGTCGAACCGCCGACCATCACCCGTTTCCGGTGATTCAGCACCTCGGACTCTTCCTGAACTTCTTCCACCTGTTGAACGAGGGTCGCCTTGGCCCGCTCGCCCTTGTCGGCCAGCATCTTCTTGCGCGCTTCTTTCGGCATAACCAAAAGAACGAGCTCGTCGACGCCGCCCTTCTGCACAGAAATATGCCCGGCCGTAGGCTTCACATACGTCTGCGCGAGCGAGGGACTTGCCACCTTCCAGCCCTTGGCGACGTAGTCAGCGATCATATCCGGCCTGGCCCAGTAGTGCGCCATTTCGGACTGAACGCCTTTCAGTTTCTGAACAGCCGTCCCGCCGTACTGGCCCTCGACGACGAACTTCTTTACGAAGTCTTCGTCCTCTTCACCCTGCCAGGCCACGTGCTGCTCTTTCGCCATCGTGTAGTTCTGTCGGCTGGCGGGGGAAAGCTGCTTCAGCTCCTCTTCCGTCAGGTGAACGAAATCTTTGCGTCCATCAAAGAACAGCAAGATCCCGTCTCGATCGTATTCTATCAGATTGATTGCGGTATCACCGCTCTTCACGATATATTTCCGCGAAGCAACCTCTGTTTTGGCGGGTGCAGCCGCCGGCGTTTCTACGTCAGACATCTTAAAGCTCCTTTCCTAGCTGTTCTGCTCTTTGTAGGCTTCCCACGCATCGCCGAGCGCATCGCCGACGATACCCTTGCGCGCAAGATCATTCGCAAACCACTTCGGGATCACGACGGTCTTCTTACCCGAGCCGGCCGGGGGAACGGATCCGCCGACCGCGGCTTTCGTCATCGTCGGCGGCGCCGCCTTCGCAGCGGGGGTCTGCTGGGCGGGGTCGATGCCCATCGCCTTCAGCATCTCGCCGGCGAGTTCCTTGGCGCGCTCGTCGACAAGGTCTTCGACGTGCCGGGACTGGATAGCGCGGGTGGCTTCCTCATAGAGGTCCGAGGAGCCAAGCTTCTGGGCGGGGGGGATGGCAGCGACGTAGGCCTCGACCTCGTGGCTGTACCGCTCGTAGACCTTCCCCAGCTTGGGGTCGAGAAGAACCACGCGTCGGTTCATCCGGAGCATGTTCTCGGCCATGACCTTGGCGAGCGGTGCGATGCGGGCGTCTGCCATGCGCTGCACGGCCATTGCCGGGTTGGTGATCATCTCTTGCTCGATGCGCTTGTTGTAGGCGTCCTCCGTCTCGTTGGGGAAGCGCCCCATAACACCGAAGTCCGGCAGCTTCGAACCGTCGACAGCCGGACCCTGGGACGCAGGGGCCGCGGGCTGGAGCGCCTTGAGCGCTTCCGTCAGCGCAGACGTGCCGCTCGAGCTTGCGGTCTTCGCGGCTTCGAGCGCCTGCTGCCGTTCACCTAACTCGGCGATGAGCGTTGCTCGGTCCTTGCCGACGTACTCCTCCGGCTCCGGGGCCGAAGCCGGCGCTTGCTCGGAACCCTCGACCGCATATTCAACATCCTGCTCGCCCTCCATAAGAGGGGCGGGGGTCTCCACGAGTCCACTCGGATCAGCCATATCAGTCCTCCTTCGGCATCATTCGAATATCTTCTACGCCGCCCTCAAGACCAACGACCATCTGAGCGATCCGTTTGATCCCGGCGATGTAGCCCTTCTGTTTTAGAATATCTTCTACGGTTTCGCACTCCATGAAATCACGCAATGCCCGGGTTTCCGCCGCCTGACATATCCCCACCAGGCATCGGTGCGTTTCCTTGTCCGCCAGGAAGAGGTCCTGGACCAGCTCCGGCGGGACCGCCCATTGCTGAGCTAAGCCCAAGAGCATCTGTTCCCTGCTCAGCCCCATCGATCTGCCCCCTTATTTGATCTAGCTGCTGGGATCGCTGCTTGTCCGCGACCGCCAGGCTGAGTTGCATATCGTCGACGAACGGTACGAAGTCCTGAGCGCTGTCGATATCGAGGAACTCGAAGAGCTTCGTGATGAGCTTCGTGTTGCCTACGGCCAGCGACTGGAAGAGCTCGTAGAGCTTCGGCATCTGCTGAGCCTGCGGATTCGATAGAGACGACAGGAGTTGGACCATCTGCTGTCCGTACTGCGTGTAGACGGTCGTTGCGGCGAGGAAGTTCTGCTTCCGCGCTTCGTCCGTCTTCGTGAAGTCGGTGACGCTGATGGTGAACTTGAAGCTGCGTGAAAGCTCGGTAATGTCAAGCGCGAAGATTTCCTGCATCGCTTTCTGCTCGGCCTCGGACATCCAAGAAAGATCGACGAGCCCCTTGTTCGCGACGCACTGGTAGAACGCTTTGATAAGAATGTTGGTAGCCGCCTGCACCGCACGCTCCAGGACTGCGGAGAGAATCGTGTTTCCCTGTTGGGTGAGGAACATCGTCCCGCCGACCGTCGCGTTCGAGCCAGTGACCTTGTCGTTGAAGCCCGACATCTGATCGGAGACCCCCGTCACGCGTCCTGCGTACTCGCGCGCGAGATACTCGAGGTTGATGCAGGAGGGGGCGATGTCGGGGAAAGAAACGATCTGGACGTCTTCCTGCGGATTCTCGACGAAGAAAATCTTCTGCGGACTGATCGTCTCGTTCTTTGAAATACCGCAGCCGTTCTTGGCGAAGATGACCTTCTGCATCGATAGCTGTGAGCCGTCAAGGGCCATACGATGAAGGGTCGTGACCTCGTCCTGGGGTGACTCGCAGAGCTCGCAGACGCCAACGCCGAGGAAGGCTTCCGGATCTTCGATGTAGATAACAGGCTCGATGTCGCGGAAGGGTAGGCGATTGTACTCGGCCCGGAGGAGGGTCTTTGAGCGCGGCTCGATGTGAAGGATGACGTCCTCGGGGTATCCGTCGCCGTCTACGTCCCAGAACACGTTGGCTTCGAATATCTCGTACTCCTTGTTCGGATCCTGCGAGCTAAGCCCGGACGCATCGATCTTTGAGAGGCGAAGTTCCTCCTTCAGGTTGTCGTCGTAGTCGGTCATGCTCTCGCTCTCGATACGCTCGAGGGTGTCTGGATTGAACTTCCCGTTCGCGATCATCTGTTGGAGCTCGTGTCGGAAGTAGCGGTAGGCGACTGCGACCCAGGGAGCGCGGTTCACGTCCTTGTAGTAGGGGCGCATGTAGAAGTCCTCGAGGCGGATTTCGATATACGCAGGCGCCTTATGACGGGTGATTATCACGTCTTCGATGGAGCCGTCTGCGGCCGGGCGCTTCAGCCGATACTCGTCGACAAGGAACGGAACCTTCACCATCGCGGTGCCGAGCGAGGTCTGGTTGTAGCAGGAGCGGCTCCAGTTCGAGCGCCAGTTGAGACCGTTCGTATCCTGCGCGAGATGGTTCATGAACTTCGCGAGTGCGGTAGCGCGCACGGCATCACCAATGCCCAGGC